ACCAGATCACCTGCCAAAATGGCAACTTTTTACGTTTTAACCCTCTTTTCGCAGGAGCAAACAATGCGAAGGAACCCTAACGACATCAAGGCCGAATTGAGCGACGTATCGCTCGAACTCGAAGCCTTGGCACAGTCGGAGGATGCAGGACTTGAAGAACTGCAAGCCCTCCAAGCTAAAGCAGAAGTCCTTGAAGGCGAATTAGATTCGGCCCTCAAAATCGAAGACATCAAGAGAGACATCTTGGCGAAGCGTGAAGCAGCAGCAGAAGCCGCCGAGCAACCATCCGTAGTAGCAGAAGCTATCCAACCCTCAATCGAAGAAGAACCACAAATGAAGATTCCAGCAGTAGTCGCAACCAGCCGCAGCAAGTACTTCGCATCGGCAGAAGACGCATTCGTTTCCGGTCAAGCTATCCGAGCAATGGCTGGCAACCGTCAAGCTCAGTCGTTCATGAACGACATGGCAACCAACGACAGCAACGGCTCTGACAACACCATCCCAGCACCACTCAGCAACGCTCTTATCAACTTGCTCGAAGAGTACGGTGTTGCTCGTCAGAAGTGTAAGCGAATCGTTATGTCGCAGAACACTTGGGACGTTCCTAAGCTCAACGGTCACGTCACGATCAACTACACCGGCGAAGCACAAAGTATCGCAGCATCGGACGTTTCGTTCGAACAGGTTTCCTTGGTTGCCAAGAAGATGACCGCTTTGACCAAGCTCTCCAGCGAAGTCACTGAGGACAGCATCATCAGCATGATGGACACCGTTGTGCAATCAATGGCATACCAGTTGGCAATCGAAGAGGACAAGAACTTGTTCCTCGGCGTTGCTGGTGGTCTTCTCGAGAACAACGCAACTGGATCGCTTCGTGGTAACAGCAGCATCGCTGACACCAACGTCGCAAGCGTTTCGGCTCTTGCTCTTAGCGACTTGACCGCAGCTACCGTTTCGGTTGGCAACCCAGTTGTCGGTGCCCGCAACGAGTGGTACATCAACCCAACTCTGTTCCACGGCAAAATTCGCGATTTGGCGAACGCGAGCGGTGGTAACACCATCAGCCACATCGGCGATGCACTTCGTCCGACCTTGCTCGGCTACCCAGTTAACTTCGTTAACACCCTTCCTGGAGCTTCGGCTTCTGGCGTTGGCGAATTGGTTGCTGTATTCGGCGACTTGAACTTGGCTTGCTACTTCGGTGAGCGACGTGGACTTAACTTCCGCACGCTGAACGAGCTATACGCAAACACAGATCAGGTGGGCATTCAATGTACGCAGAGAGTAGCGTTGAAGGTCGCTAATCCTGAGGTTCTCGCGAAAATCACCTTGACTGCATAATGAAAGTCAGATTCATAACAGCCCGTCTCGGATTTGAGGCGGGCTCTGTGGTCGATGCAGACTCCTTTGATTCTGGTCTGCTCAAGACTTTGTTTGACTTCAATGCAATAGAAAAGGTAGAAGAAGATGGCGACAAACTGGACTCTAACGCGGGTGACGAGCCCGTCAAACCTTCCAGTAAGCCTAAGCGAAGTAAAAGATCACCTAAGGCTAAGTAGTGCAGACACGACTCACGACAACCACTTACAGTTGTTAATTGAGGCAGCGACTGAACGCTTAGAAGATGACATCGACAGGCAGATCATAAGTGCCAACTACAAGCAGTCTCAACTCGTCTGGAACGAAGAAGACAATCTTGAGGGCTCGATCAAACTGTATAAGAGAGCGATCACGGACATAGTGTCGGTGCAATACTACGATGAAGACAACGTGTTACAAACACTTGACGCATCGAAGTATGAGTACGACGCAGGTAGAACTAGGATATGGCTTGCCGCTGGTGAGCAATGGCCTACGCTATCGACTGACAAGACTGGCAACAAGGTAGAGATAGTGTTCACTGCCGGATACGGAACTGCCGACACTACTGTCCCAAGATCAATGAAAGCAGCAATCCTATTGTGCGTTGGCAAGTGGTTCTTTGACCCAGCCCAAGAAGGCTCAGCCCTTCACTCACAAGAGGTTGCTTACGAGAGATTAGTGATGACTCTAATGAGGAGTACCTACCCGTAATGACTATTCGCAAGCGTATAGGGATGCGAAGACATAGTGCTACGTTCTATGCACACAATGGAAACGTAGACAGCTATGGACAACCAACCTACGACACAGAGGGCGACTGGGAAGTGGCAACTAGCGGTTGGCCTTGCGAATTGATCACTACGGTTGGCGGTGAAGTTATCAGGGGACGAATGACAAACGCTAAGACAACTCACGTTGCCTATGGCGAGTTCTTCGGAGCCCAGAACGTAACTGCTAAGCACAGGTGCGTCATCAATGGTGTATGGTACGGAGTCACTTGCGTCATTGACGCAGATGGCTTGCAGATGGAACGACGAATCGAACTGAGAGGTGAGAACGATGCCTAGTCTTATCCCACAAGTTGTTAGCAGCTTGAAGGCAGACGCAAACGTCACCGCTCTGGTTGGTACTCGCATCTACGCCGACTTTGCACCAGAGGATTCACAGAAGCCTTGTATCATCATGTTCATTACCTCCGAAGAAGCTGAAGACAGCATCGTCGGTATGATCGACTTCGCGGAAGCGAGGGTAAGGATCGAAGGTATTGGGACAAGCAGAGAAGAGGCTGATAACGTAAGCAATGCTGTTAGGAAAGCTCTTAACGACTTACTCGCAACTCACTACCCTAATACAAGTATTCAGGGTATTTCACAGGCTACTGGTAAGATCCACTTAGTGGATATACCGAACGACGGAACTGACCGCTGGCAATTCAGAACTGGTCAGTCTTTCAATATTACTTATCACCCGTTTTAACTTAGGACAAAACCAAAATGGCAACTAACCTTAAAGGACGTACCGGCCAAGGCTGTGTCGTAACTTTAGCTGGATCACCATTTGCTGCTTGTGTCCGTTCGATCACTCTTCCTAACTGGACTCAAGAGAAGATCGACATCACTTGCATCGAAGACAAGGGATACCAAAAATTCATCGCTGGAGACATCACAGATCCTGGCGAGTGTACCGTGACTATGTTGTGGGCACCCAACGATGATGTCGGGGATGACTCGGCTGACGCAGTTCCTGGCGATCTGGTTGTTGGACAAGCCGATACGCTTACGATTACCTTCCCATCTTACTCCGCTGATGTTGGTGGTGGTGGTGGTGGATCGCTTAGCGGCACTGGCTTTATCACCAGCCTTGACCTTCCAGACTTATCCGTAAACAGCTTACTCGAATACAGCTTCACTTTCTGTTTCGACGGCTTCACCGGCCCAGTTTGGACGGCAGGATCTGCTGGATCATAATCATCGATAACTATCGATAACAAAACTTGGAGGGGTTCGTTGTGAGCCCCTCCTTTCTTTTAACTTAAATGAGGATTGACATGAAGGTGGAACTTCTACCGCATCGCGGTATTAACATGGCAACTCGTCAAGAGGAAACTGTACCACAGTATCAAGTTGTACTTGATGGTACTCTCGTCGGATACAAGTCTTGGAACTTCGGTTCTAAGATCATCTTTATCGCCAAGCTGGCTCCAGAGGAGATAGCAGAGGTAAAGAATCAGGTAGAGCATATCCTTGGCGACACCGCTGGGCACGTTGATGCACCAGACGATGAGAAGATTATTGCTAAGTACGAAGAAGAAACAGAAGAAGGAGACGTTGCAGATGACTTTAACTAAGAAAAGCCTATTAGCCGAAACACCAAAGCCAGTGGCAGTTGAGTGCGAAGGTAGAGGTACTGTGTACGTTAAACCTTTGACAGAGTTTCAAAGATCAAAGAGACTGTCTGACCTTTGGAATGACAAGGGCGGTAAGTCAGAAGACGCAAAGCTAAAGCTACGCGTTCACATGATCGTTGATCAACTCTGTGACGACAAAGGCAAGAATCTCTTTACCGAAGGTGACGTGAAGGATCTGCTCGCACTAGAAGCAAGCAGTCTCGACTCATTGGTCGATGCTATCAGTAACTTCAACGACGAATATATGTCGGAAAAAAACGGCAAGGCAGAGTAGAGAGACTAAAGGAACACTTTGAGGCGAACCATCGCCTCAGGTGGGTCTTCAGGATATGCAAAGAACTGGGCATTGACGACCCAGTTCACTGGATGAACTCAGTAAGTCCTAGCGTAGTAGACCAATGGATCGCGTTTGAATTGGTAGAGCGAGAGACGGGAGTTAAGAAGCCTATGTCAGCTTCCCCTGAACAAGCTCTGGAACAAATCCAATCAATGGGAATCTATAATGTCAAATAAGAGAATGGATGATCTAGGGTTGCTCGTACAGAGAACCTTAGATCGTGAGATAAAGAGAATCACCCATGACATCGAAGAAGATGTTATGAAGCACGTCGCTGGTGAAATGGAGATCATCTTCGCAAGAGAAATGAGATCCGCTGGCGTCGTTGAATCTGAACAAACAGGCACGCACGACTTGAGGTCAGCAAGCGAGAAAGACCTATACAAGAAGCACGGCGGCACTGTCTTACAAACGGGCAACCGAGTAACGGCAAGCAGTGGCAACAACACTGTTGATGCTTACGCGGGTGTACCATCTGGACGCGATTACGTCGCAAGGTTCTTGGATCAAGGAACCGAAAGACGAATGGCATGGCACCACGAGAGAGAAACTGGCACTAACCAAGATCCGCTTAACTTCCGCGAGAAGGCAGCAAAGATCATTGAGTCAATGGCTGAGTCCATGACCAAGAAGGGGATACTTAAAGCACTCACTCGTGTCAAACCAACAATCGTTAAAAGGGATTTAAAGAGCAATGGCTAGAAGAAAACAAATCATTCGATACGGCATTAGCCTTGGTATCGACACAACAGATATGGCACGAGGTGCCAGAGAGGCTAACACTGTTACGCGTCGTCTCAACAGAGACATGGGGCGAACGGAAGCGACTCTGCGTAAATACAAACACGCACAGATGCAGTTAAGGAGTGAGTTCAAGGCTGGATTAATTACGAAGGAGCAATACCTTCGCCAGTTAAAGAAAGAACGCCTTATACGTGACCGTGCGAGCGGAGCCCTAGATAGGCATCGAATGAAGATGCGTAAAGAGGCTGATGAGCGTCGTCGTGAGACAATGGAGCTAAGGCGGCAAGAAGTTGCTATGCGTCGTCTCAACGCACAGAGAGAGCGAGAAGCTAGGGCTATGGCTGCTGCCCGTGCAAGGCACTCACAGATGATGGGTGGTGCAGGTGCTGGTGCATTAAGCATGTTTGGCCTTGGTGGTCAGTATGCTGGTGGTGCCCGAATGGCAGGCAACCTTGGTGCTGACGATATGTTCGCCGGAATGGGCACACACTTGGCAGCGGGTGCTGCTGGTGCTATGGGTATGATCGGGATGGGCAGGTACCTCAACAATGCCATCGACAGGTTCGGTGAACTCGAGGGAAAGCTCGTTGACTTGAAAGTCCTGTATGGTGAGATCAAGGGCGAGAAGCTGGGCAAAGAGTTTAAGCAGTTGGCTAACAGCACAGCCTTGACGACATCTCAGTTGATCGGCAATGCAAAGGTCTGGGCATCCTATGGACTGACGACTGACGGCATCGTTGACCGCATGAGACGACTCGGCGAAGTCACTGGCGGTAACACTGAGAAGTTCCAAGCATTGACCGTTGCGTTCGCTCAGGTTAACGCACAGGGCAAGCTGATGGGTCAAGAGAAGAACCAGTTGATCAATGCTGGGTTCAGCCTTGCAGAGATCGCAAAGGTTGCTGGCATCGAGATGACTGACTTCGCCAAGGCTATGGAAGAAGGACGCATCACTGCCGACCACTTGAATCAAGCACTCGTCAACATGACCGAAGAGGGCGGCCTTTACTACGGACTCCTTGAAGAGAAGGCAAAGACCCTTGAAGGCCAAGCAATCATCACTGCGTCTAAATGGGAAGAGGCGTCTCAGGCAGTCGGTGAGAACAGTAGGTACATGCGTGAAGGATGGCTAGGTGCCTCTAGGGCTCTTGCTGAATACATAAAGCAGCAAGAAGAATGGTCTATATCCACTGGAAAGTCTGGAGCCTTCGGCTTCGGGCAGGGCGGCATGTTTAACAAGTTCGGCATTGGCGGAAGGATGACGGGCTCTAGGATGGGCGGCTCGTACAGTACAGAGGGTTTCCTCAAGTCCAGTCCTTTCAGTGCCCGCATGACAGCAGGTGCCGACAGCACTTCTCTGCTCCAAGAACTTGTCATGGGAATCATGGGCATGGGCGGAGCAGCTCAGCAAGGGCTTGAAGCAGACTTCATTAGGCGGAAGATGGTCAGCGGCCTCCCAGAAGAACTTCTCAGGGGGACTGCAGGTGGGTGGCAAGAACTGCGAGACCCAGCCAAGCAGAAGGCAGAATTTGAGGCTGCCGAGAGGAAGCGTAAAGAGCAAGAAGCTAAAGATAAGGTTCAATATGGGAACTATCAGCAGCAGATGGAACGCTTCATGTTTGTCGATTCTGAGAAGACCGGCTACAGAAAGATTGATGAGGACAAGGCTCTCTATGAAATAGACAAGGCCTTTAAGGCTGGAGAATACAATGTCAGGCAGCACGGCATCATCTACAAGAAGACTATTGAATATTTTGAAATGCTAAAGAGGAATGACTCTAAGGTAGAGAAGCAAAAAGAAGCTGACATGGCCGCGAAGGCTGCTGAGGACAGAGCCAAGAAGGTCGGCGGCTTTATGCAATACGGACAGTACGAGAACCAAGGGTTAACCCCAGATGCTATCGCACTGCTAAAGAAGAGAGACAAGATGCTTGCTGAGTCTCAGTCAACACTTGGCGGCAAAGGTGGTGGAGTGAATGTTGGAACCACTGGCGACTATTCACTTGCCGCTGAGCGTAGGAAAGAAGTTGCTGACCGTGCCAGAGCGATCAAGATTGCCGAGAAGCAAGAGAAGCATCAGGCACAGATCAGGGCTAACACTAACACTCAGATCCAGCAGATGAATGAACAAAACAGATTCCTAGTAGAGAACATCGGAGGCGTATAATGGCTTATGAAGTTTTAAGAAAAAGACCTGCTTCTGCTACTGTAACACTCAGTAGGCAGAAGGGTCAGGACAAGAGAGTTAGGACTCTCCAAGAAGAATACATACTCATCTTTGATCCTGAAACTATTGAAGCGAACGTGCCAGACCCAGCCTCTGTATCACTGCTTAGTGGAGTCCCGCAGGTTGGCGGCTGGTCGTACTACGACGCAATCGCTGGAGTGTTCTATCCAAACTTTACTTGCAGAAGCGTAACCATAGAGAGACGTGAAGACAACGCGTTCGTCTATGACATCACGGCGTCTTATGCGGACGAGTCTTCAGAGGAAGGTGGGCAAACACCACCTGCGTCTGACCCACAAGGATATACTCCAACGGTCAGCTACTCTCTTGAAGAGATGGAAGTCTCGAGTTGGCTTGACAACGCTAATGAGCCAATCATGCTCCCGACTGGTAACTTATATGAAGGAGTTAATCCAACTAAGAAGGTGCCAGTCATCATCTATCAGATCGAGCAGATTGAGACAACCTTCGACGAGACCGACATGGCTAACAGGTGTTTCACTGTTAACTCATCGACATGGCAGGGCTTCCCGCCGGACACTGCGATGATCACTGACATTAAGTACGCCAAGGCTCAGGTTCCAGTTGGTGGTGGTGTTCCTATCTATGTCAACGCTTATAAGGTTAACTACACCATCAAGTGCCTGACAGCAGAGATCAAGTCTAGGGCTGACGACGAGACCATCGAGACCCTAAGGGTCAAGCATGGCTTACAGATGGCTAGGACTGACATTTATTACCTGAAGGCGGCCGATGACCTTAGCACCAAGACTATCTGGGAGCCAGATCAGAAGGCTGGCTGGCCATCCTCGCTGTATCTAAAAGAAGACGGCACTGGCCACCGGAAGGGGCTTCAAGTTGGGGTGCCACCGATTGATCAGTATGTTACTCAACCAAAAGATTCTTGGTCATTCCTGAGGGTTTAATATGTACGGTTTTAAGAATAAGAGTGATGCCATAAAGCTAAAGGGCATCGCTCGTGGGCTAAATGCCCAGACGTATGGAGTCATGGGCGGCAGGACTCACGGACAAGCTGTTGCCATCGTTCGCATTGGGGCAAGCTCAGGGACTTATGGTGGCGACACACAGATCACTTGGGGTATCAAAGCCCACGACGATTACACAGATCCCGAAGACACTGCCGCTAACTTTACTCGCAATGGTATCCTTGGCAAAGAGAAGCTGGACTGGTGCAACGCATTTATCTACAGTTTTGAGAACGAGGACAAGAGCGAAGAGAACTATGCAGACCAGCGAGAGCGAAAGACTACTGTTCTTGATCCAAAAGAGGACGCTCGCTCTGAGTGGAGCTATGATCCAGCGACTTATCCAGACTGGTCAACCAATGGTGACATTGGCGACCGCAAGACAGTCATTGTTCACAATATGTCTGTCGTCCCGTTGATCTATGGCATGATCGTTCCAGTCTTCAACATGGGCGGCACGTTCATCTATTGTGGAGACCATACAATCTTGGCAAGGACATCAGACGATGGGATCGACTCTGAGACTCATGACATTGTGAACATAAAATCATGGAACTATGACTCGTCTGTGCCAACCAGCTTTGACTTTGACAACCTATCATTGGGTGCTGCACTCAATGGTAACTATAAAGTCTATAACCCGTGGAGTGATGACGTACCGGCCGACACAACGTGTGTGATCGGACAACTCGGTGGCGTCCTATGTGTTCTTGGATGGGAGTGCTAACATGACTATGTATGGATGCTGTGGATGTGGATGTGTTGAGGCTATCGAGATAATGAAGGCTGACCTTACATGGTCAACCAGTTCTAAAGTCGCGGTGCTATCTGATCCTGATAATATCTTCAGCCTTAACTACATCCCTGCTGGCAAGTCAATCACGTTCAACGTAGAGATTGGGTGTAGTAACTTTGTCTTTGACTGTAGACTTGGCATACCATCACTAACCGCTGCAACAAACGGCAAGGTTAAGGTTGGCAAGTACCTACAGTATAAACATGACGTTCCATACTTTACTCACCCTGATCTAGCTTCAAACCAGACTGGTGCGGGGGCTACCCTGCACTCTGGCTACAAGACATCGCACTTGTTCATTGGCACAGACGGCGTAGCTAGGACTGACATACGCTTTAGGATGAGTGAGCTTGACGGCAACGGCAGCATGTTTGCGATGTCTGGTTTCAAAGACCCTTACCTGACTGGCATATCATCTCAAGCTGAGGACGATAACTATAACTCTGCAAACGGTACTGTTAAGAAGCCTTGGGCTTGGAGCGACAACACCTTAGCCATACCTGCTGTTGAAGCTGGCTCAAGGTTCATTCCAATTACCTTTACGGCAGGCACAGAGGATTTGTACCCAAAGCAGTCCATCCTTTATGCTGGAGGCAGGTATGCCTTCAGGACTCTGCTTACACCGAATGATGAACTGTGTCTTGTTAACGATGCTCCATCATCTGCTGACTATGCAAGGACTGTTACTAGCAGCTATAGTAACTCGTTCGTTGACTACGACCCAAACCATCCGTTCGGGGCAGAGACTATCGACCTTTCACTAAGCATTGACGACAGTGCAAGGGCTGGAGGTGACTGGACATTGATATATGATAAGCACATCTCCTTCAGGACTGGCAGCGGCGTTACCGCAAACGCCTACACTAGGCTTTACACTGGCGACGACACTGTTAACTGGAATGAAGCGGTGAAGGCGGCTGACGCTGGAGCATTAGATGCTACGGCAGGTCAGGCTTCAGAGCTAGCTTCAATGAAGACCCTGTGTGCAGACATCTCTACATGGACGCACGCTACTGAATGTCCAGACCCAACACCGTTCTGGTATAAAGAGCCAACCTACACATCAACGTGGACTTACTCAGCGACAAACGCAACTGGTGACCCAACCATTGTCCTGTATGCTCCTATTGAGAATCAAGGGACTGGTGGGACATTCTATGTGTATGAGAGGCCATACCATCGCGGTGCATACGATGTTAGCCCCGCTGCCTTAAATATGTATCAATATTATGGTGTTGGTGTTGGATGGACTGTCGCTGTTGATGGCTTTAAGAACTGGGCTGAAAAGTTCGATAGTATTTTTAACTCTACTGTTGATTACACTCAGATGGTTCACAACATCAACGACTACCTTGGTCGATTGACCAATGCAAGTCTTGTGACGCCCAATGCTCTCTTCTGTCCAGCGTTCACTTTCATTGAACCTTATGACAACGAGCAGGACACTAACGGGCCAACTGACATCTACAGAGATCGTCAGTATATTGCAGCTAACACTGCAACGAACATCACGGTGGAGTTATACGCTAGCGATGTTACGTTAACATTTAAGCGGCTATCGTCTATTAATGACTGGGGCACAGCAGACGAGAACATTACCAACTCCTCTATGGGCCACTATTGGCACAACGCTATCTCTAATCACGACATAACGGGAACTACTCGACAGTACCCTTGGTACTCATCTGGAGCTTCTGCAACAGGTGACCTTACTGAGAAGCCTTGGGTTGATCCCTACATAGACAATGGGCTGACGCCTTACTACCAGATCATGATTAAGGATGGCGTGTTTGAGGTTGTGTCAGCAAAGATCAATGGTACTGACTTTCAAGCATACGATATATGCACGTTCTTCGATGGCGACATTTCAGACTCGAGGTATGATTACTTCCATACGCCGATCAACCAATACTGGAATGACCAAACGTCATCACCGTTTGATGACTACGAGTTCTATCGGTCTGGCAGGAACATAGTGACCATGACAAAGGATGGCGACTCTGTTGGCTTCAAGCTTGGGATTGGAAGAAGTTCGTCGTTAACTGGATACAGGGAAGATCAGTTCCTTGGTGCGATACTGAGCGATGGTACGGTCGTAAGCTTTGACTTAACACCATACCACGACCTGAGGGTTGGGCACGACTTAAATAAGTACGGTAAGAAGACTATTGAATTTCCGTACATCTCAGGAGGCACACCTGACGACTTCTTGAAAGTGAGAGTGAGGCACTAATGAAGATTGGATCTGAACTGGCTAAACTCATTCCAGAATGGGCAGTCAAGGACAAGTCGGGCTGTGACTGTAAGTCATGGGTTCGCAAGATGAATAACTGGGGTGAGTTTGGGGTGAAGATGAACCGAGAGGCAATCATCACTCGACTCACCTCACAACGCAAGAGGCTCATACCCCTCCTTCAGGTGGTTCCAGAGCCCCTCGTAAGAATAGCGGCAGGTAAGCTATTGGATCAGGCAATCGCCAACGCAAAAAAAGATTCAAGAGCTTGACAAGACAAGCCGATCATTGTAGACTGTAGGATGTTCCACCCCTACTGTCTGTGGTGGTCGGCTTTTTTCATTAGCACAAGGAGACTAAAATGCTTGACGGCATTTGCATCGGAGAGATCGAAATCCCGATGAAACTAAAGAACAATAACCAAGGCCAAGGTCGGCATTGGTCGGGCAGCCACAAAGAGCGTACCACAGCCTCTCAGGCGGTCGCTGAGGCCCGTGTGTGGACTCCTGCGACTGAACAGTCAAGGACGTGGCAGAGCCTCTCAGAATGGACGAGAGAGCGTCACCTTGGCAAGGACGAGAAGCTAGGCCTTGTGGTCTGGCGAATCCTTGGCAAGAGGGAAAGGCTCTGGGACGCTGACTCCGTGCTGCGTGGCAATTACAAGCAAATTCAGGATGCCCTGATCGAGGCAGGACTTGCTGAAGACGACTCACCCAGATACATTGAGTGGGTGCTGGGTCGTCAGGATGATTCGATCAGAGACCAAGGCCCGAAAGTCTTGGTTGAAGTTTACAGAGTTCCTTTCAATTCCGCTTTTAACGAGAGAGTATAACATGCCTAAGAAGAAAACCGTATTGGTCATCGGCGATACACATTGTCCCTGCATGGTTGACGGCTACGTCGATTTTTTGCGAGACACTTACAACCGATGGAACTGCAACAAGGTCGTCCACATCGGGGACATTGTTGACAATGCCGCACTCTCATTCCATCTCAAAAAGCCACAGTTGAAAGACCCGTTGGCTGAGTACGAGAAGGCAATGAAGCAGGTGAAGCTATTGACCAAGGCGTTCCCGAGTGCAGAGTTGCTGATCGGCAACCATGATGCACTGCCCTATCGCTGGTGCGACGAGGTAGGAATCCCTGAGTCAATGATGAGAGACTTCGGTTCTATCTTTGGACTTCCTAAGCGTTGGAAGGTTCACCAGAGGTACGACCAGCTTATCATTGACGACGTGATCTACCAGCACGGCGACAGAGGCAAGTCCTCTGCGATCCTGAACGCCAAGGCGGAGTTCAAGTCGGTAGTGCAAGGTCATCACCACAGCAAGGCTAGTGTTGATTTCTATTGCAACTTATCGACCCGCATCTTCGGTTGTCAGGTTGGTTGCGGAACTGATTGGAAGCACGCTCAAATGGAGTATGGCAAGAAGTACTCTCAGAAGCCAGTTGTGTCCTGTGGGGTCGTCATTGAAGGCCGCACAGCAGTTGTGGAGCCAATGAAGCTATGAGCCTATTCGATCTAATCTCAGGCCTGCTGGAGCCGTTCTTCGCACTCGTGCCAAGGATCGCCCACAGGCCACAGACTAATGAGTGGCTGGTGGTTGATAGGTGGTTCGGTCATACCAAGCAGACTGTCAATCCAGTGGTCTACATTCCGGCACTCACTCACGTTGAGTACCTGCCAAAGAATGAGATCCCGATTGATTGCGGACTGCAACGCGTGACGACCGCTGACGACCTCTCTGTGGCCGTCAACGCAACGGCGGTCATTCGAGTCATCGATCCAGTCCTGTGTCGTGAGAAGGCCGCTGACGGCTTCGAGGAGCTATCCAGCATATACATCCGTGGTGTTGTCTGTGATCTGATCAGCGGACACAACTGGAGCTATCTGGGAGAGTTGCTCGAGCAAGATCGGTACTTCGATGAGATCCACTCAGAGCTTGATTACTACGGCATCGAACTGGTGGCCTTTCAAGTCGAAGACCTCCAGCAAGTCGTTCCACTCAGTCTTTTACAGTAGTTTTTGAACCCAGAAGAAATTCTGGGTTTTTTTATGGATTGTTGTTGACGCTCTGGCCGATAGCTGTATAATGAAGGCACACGAGACGAAAACAAACTAACACGGAGACGAGAAAATGACTGACCGACTTAAAGTTGATTTTGTTGATTTCGGAACACACGACGGTCGAACATGGGGAGTTGAAGCCTCCACTGAGTTCGGACATCGTTTTCATCACCCACACGTTTTCGATTCAGAAGCTCAGGCTCATGCGTTCGTTAAGAAGGTAGAGCGAGTAGGTTCTATAGATACATCACTTTGGACTCAGGGACATCCATGTTACGGCTCTGACGCTTTCGTAGCTCAGGAGCGACAAGCACACGCTTGGGCTCAGTCGATACGAGCAGGTCATTGCTCAGAAGAGCAGGTTCCTGATAGTTTAAGAACTTTGCTTTAATTTTAAAAATTGTTGTTGACAGGCGATGCCCCCGCCTTATAATAGGGGCATACGAGGGACGGTCGCTGTTAAACGACGCCAAACAAATATCTGGGGGTGGCGTCCCCAGCAGGATGGACAGCACTGTAAGAAATGGCACGAACAGGATAAACGGACTGAGCCAACGCTAGACACGGCTCGACTCGCTTCCTTCCCGAAGGGGACACGGTAACGTGAATAAGGCCTTCCCTCTTTTCACAAACTAACCACGGAGACAAGACCATGACTGACATAACACTTCACGCGATAACGTTCCACAAAGTAACGAAAGTAACGCACTGGCGTAAGAAGGATGGCAGCAAGCTGGTTCTTGAGTTGGCTGACGGACGCCAGTTCATAACCAAGGACGCTCTCATGAGATGGACTGCCGAGAGCTTCGGCAGAGAGATAAAGCGTAACGGACACGTCAGCAGCAAGAATCTTTTCAATAATTGGCAAGAATTAGTGTAGACAGACACTTTGTATGCCGTATAATACCTATGTAACGCGAAACAAACCACTCACTGGAGAATAGAGATGAGCGAGAACAAGAGAGTACGAGAAGCACAGAAGTTCGGTGGCGTAGGACTTGGCAGCAAGGTTAAGTTGGAAGTCATGCTAGAAAGCGGCAGGCTATTCACTAGCAACGCTACCTTCACCCATGAAGACGCTGAGCACAAGTTGCAAAGGCTCTTAGAGAATGGTGTTCACTCCGTAGCCTTGAGGCAAGAGTGGACTTTTACTGGAGTTCAAAGATAATTCCACTTGCTGGACACTTTGGTTGTGCGTATAATAGCAGTGTAAGGCAAAGACAACTCAACTCAGGAGAGAACGATGAACTACGAAACTTTGATCAGCGGACTGAAAGCACTCGTGGCAGAAGCCAATCGTCACCTCGAGTCCATCGCAGAAGACCTTGAGGCCGCAGAGGAGCGTGAGAAGCAGGCTGTCCGAGATGGGCGGTGGGATCTGATCCTCTGCGAGCGTGACCGGATCTCAAAGCTGCGAGACAGCCAGAGAATCTGGTTCGGACGTGCAATCAGCAACCTAGATCGAATCAACGACATTCAAGGAGCATAACCATGAGCGATTACCGAGTACAAGTCCTTCAGGACATCAACCGTGAGAACCGTGCCAAGCTACGCCACATCGAGTGGCAGGCTGGCAATGCGTGGGGCGAAGTCCGCAAGGCATTCGAGGAGCGTGCTGCCGACCTCCGTGAGGAGATCAAGGACGTTAGCCGCCAGATTCGTGGAGAGGAGTTCACTTATGAAAGCTGAAGAATCTTTTGAGATTTTACTGGACATACTACGCAGCGAGCGTATAATTGCGACAGAGAGATGAGAGTCACCTAACTAAGGAGTTTACAATGTGCAGCAGAACCAACGACCTGAAGGCGGTCAAGCGTCAGGTTATCGCACTGAAGAAGATTTACGTCGGACTCAGCGATACCTGTGCTGATCGATACCACGAGGATCAGTCCAACAAGTACAGCCTTGGCAAAGCTCAAGCGTACCGTCAAGCATCTGAAGCGTTCGATGACTTGAGAGTTTTAATCAACAACCTAATAGAAGGAGAAGCAGAGTGAGTAGGTATGACTTCAAGGTTTACTCTTTCATTGACGACAAGAATAGAGTAAGATGGGCGTATGACATTCGCGACACACAGGATGTCATCATGTGGCACGGGGAGTATCTCCCCGAGCTTGTGGAGGAATCTGCTAGTAGCTGGGCGACAGACTCAGCGGCAGAACGTAACGCGGAAGCACGAGTTAAGGAGTTAAATAAATGAGAGACGTAGAGTCACTTTACAAATACTTCTTCACGAAGTATAATCAACCTAACCCTTGCGACATAAACACGCCAGAGAAGTTGGCCTTCTTCAAATCCCTTGAATGGGAAGACGTGAAGGCAATGCAGCGTGCACGCAAGAAAGGCGAGCTGTTCACTAAGTTGTCATGGTTTCAATCACAGGAGTTAAATAAATGAGCGGTATCCAAACATGGTCACGTGGCGAGACCTACCCTGCCACAGTAGTTTGCGTCGGTGGCTTCCCAACTGTTGACAATGACGCAACAGCGGAAGTCTGGTACCGAGGAGTCAAGATCAAAGGCTACAGTTGCCATGCAACTGCCGAGTTGATCGCCAAGCACCTTGCTTGCCACGAGAAGCACCTTGGTGCAACCAAGGCTCTTGCCCGAGCAGAGGCCTTGGCTAACTGGCAGAAGGCTGGACTCTTTGGAGAATAGCATGAGCTACGCGTTGATACTGATCCCTACTGTCTGCTACTTCGGGCAGGCAGTAGTTAACCTTCAGCAGAAGGACTATCCACACGCACTGATATGGTTCTGCTATTCAGTTGCTAACTTAGGTTTTATTTGGTACGAATTGGAGAAGTAATGTTAAGGTCATTCGAGATTAACGCCGATAACTATGTTGAGTCGGTGAGACAGATGAGAACCATTGCCGACTCGACTGAAACATCGTCAGAGGCAATGGTGATCCGCAAGACGGCTACCACGATTGAGAAGTTCATGGAGTCGTCAGCAACTGAAGAAGAACTGGAGGCACTTTCATATTTAAATCAGGAGCTTGACAGCAAACGCGTATTAGTGTATGCTGATACTATTGAAGGGGCGGTTGAGTACGAATACATGCTCACTGCCAAAGATGGCAACAACTACGAACGCAACGAGCTTAGTAGTCGTAGCAACTTCCCCTTGCTTACTGAAAAAGATATTTACACACGAGCCGAGGAGGTTAGATTAAAACGAGATGAGTATTCTGAGTCAGGCGACTACTGGGAAGATCAAGAAGCCGAAGAAGATTATGATCTATGGTGAACACGCAACGGGGAAGTCAACTTGTGCAAGCAAGTTCAACAACTCCATCTTCCTTGCAACGGAAGAGGGCACCAATGAGATCGACTGTACGAGGGTTAAGCTCACGAAAGCTGTTGATGTTTTAAAGGCAGCAAGTGAGTGTGCGGAAAGCGAGTTCGACACTATAGTGTTGGACTCTGCTGACTGGTTCGAGAAACTGATTGATGAGGCTCTTAGAGAGGAGAACTTTAAGACAGACTACGGCAAAGGCGTGGTCGAGGTTGCTAGACGATTCTGTAGGTTGCTAGACGCCTTCGATAAATGTATCGACGCGGGCAAGACAGTGATCCTCTTAGCACACCAAGAGATCCGCAAAGCTGAAGACATTGCTGGGAACCAGTGGGACGTTATTCGGCCCAAGCTCAGCAAGAAAGCTTGCGAGCGAGTCATGGAGTGGTGCGACATTATTGTTCACGCCAAGCATGAAGTGTTCGTTAGGCAAGAGGATGGTGACTTTGGGCGTACCAAGGGAATCGCAACGACAACTGGGAGACGTATTCTCAGCAGTCAACCTCACCCGAGTTATGTAGCCAAGAGTCGCGTTGACTTGCCAGCTACGATTGATCAAAACGATTTCGCATCTTTAATTCAAGGAAACTGAGACCATGAGTGACTTCAACAACATCTTCGACGGTATCACCGCAGACAACGCTGGCACACCTTCTTTCGAGAACAAGCCAGTGCCACCAGCCGAGTATCACCTGAGCGTGGTCAACGCTGAGCTTCGAACCAGCAAGACCGGTAACCCATACGTCTCTGTCCAGTACCGCATTGAGGACGGACAGGAGTGTGCTAACCGCCGGATCTTTGAGATCTATATGCTGGGTGGCAACGCCACAAGCGTTAACATCGCCAAAAAGAGCTTGAGCGTGTTGACCAAGGCGGCAGGCCACGACCAGTTGGCTGACCCAAGCCAGTTGATCGGGGCTCACCTCTGGGGTGAAGTAACCATCGAGGCAGGCCGTGATGGATATGACGACAAGAACCGCATCAGGTGGGTCAACGTCTATACCGGCCAGCAGGCAGAGAAGTCTGACACAGCAGACGACTTCGACGCTTTCTAATCTTATCCTGTTTGTTTTTGAGCCACCTTCTTAACAGGGGGTGGCTCTCTTTTTGGAGTTACGTAATGAAATCGCACAAGGACATCCTGCTGGATCTGTTCCTGCAACTGACTGACTACACAGCTAAGGATGTTGCTTGGACGAACTACAGCCCCGCACTCTTCGCCGTTGAAGACTTCGCTATGCTGCGAGTCATGACGAAGTGCGGTAACTACTACAGCTTCAGCAATGACGCTGGCAACTTTCACCTGATAAAACATGAGGCAAAGAATGAGTAACGGCAAGGGAGACCGTAACAGGTCTAATCCAAGAAACTTTAGAGATGGTTGGGAAGCAATTAGATGGAGAGATTTAAATGAAGATAACGCCAAGGGATTACCAGAGGGCATCAGTGGAGGCAATGAAGGCCTACGCCAAGAACAACCCTCCAGAGAGTCACGCCTACGTAGAGTTGCCAACTGGATCTGGAAAGTCTGTCGTGATAGCAGACTTCTGCGAGCAGTTAGTGCGTGCTGGAAAGCGTGTCTTGGTACTCTGCCGACAGGGAGAACTCGTTAAGCAGAACGCCGAGAGGCTCGAGCAGCTTGCCGATGGGGTTAAGGTCGGGATCTACTCGGCCTCACTTGGCCGCAAGGATGTTGACGCTGACGTGATCTTCGGGACAGTGCAGTCCGTCGCTCGCAGCGTACACAACCTTGGCCGAGTGAACTGCATCCTTGTCGATGAGTGTCACCAGATCGCACCTAAGGCCGATAGCCAGTACGGCAAGGTCGTCAGTGAGATCCGTAAGTATCAACCCAAGTGTAGGCTGTTCGGGCTCACAGCGAGCCCCTACAGGACTTCCAGCGGGATGATCCACGGTGACGGCAAGATCTTCGACGAGTGCTGCTACCAAGTGCCACTCCAGAAGATGCTCGACGATGGCCACATCAGTCCTTGGACTCTGCCTGATGTTGATCAGGTGGATCTGAGCAATGTCCACATCAAAGGTGGCGAGTACGATATCGAAGAGATGTCTGACGCGTTCATCGAAAAGGTGGAGGACAACGCCAGAGAGATTCTGGGGCTCTGTGAGGGCCGTAGACGCGTCCTAGTGTTCGCATCCAGCATAGCACACGCTAACGCGTTGTCGCTCGTTCTGGGGCGTTCTGGGGCTCACACGAGCATCGTTACTGGGGACACTCACCGGAAGCAGAGAGAGGCGAGACTGGCGGCTTTCACAAGCAACCATCCCAAGCAGTTGATCATGATCAACGTGGGGGTCTTGACGACCGGCTTTGACGCACCCAACGTAGACGCTGTGGTGTTGTGCAGGGCTACCAAGTCGGCAGGGCTCTTTTACCAGATCCTTGGTCGCGGTATGAGACGCTGTGAAGGCAAGACGGACTTCCTCGTTCTGGACTTCGGGGGCAACTTCGATGAACACGGAGATCCGACTGACCCTAACTTTGGACGAAGTGAGCGAGAGGCCAAACGGCTTATGTGCAACGCCTGCAAGGTATTCGCACCTGCCGAGGACTGTCGGTGCCCTGAGTGCGGCGTAGTCTTGGACTTCAAGGACTGCCCTGCTTGTGGCAACCTCGAGCCAAGGGATGCACGCAAGTGTACCGCAAAGAAAGACCCTGAGGACTTGTTCTCAGAGCTATGTGAGTTCGACTTCTTAGCCAAGAGGTGCCGGAACGTGAAGCCAGACGCGTCAGAGTGTCTAGCTATTGTTACTGAAGAGGATGAAATCTGCCAAGAGTGCCAAAACGCAATAGATCGAGCCCTCCAAGAGGGAAAAACATTAAAGAATAGTTGCGTAAAAGCCGAAAAATATTGGTGGAAGGTAGACGAAGTGGAGTATAATCTCCACAAGCCCAAGGATGAGGGCAAGCCACCTAGCCTGAGAGTCGTTTACAAGTGCGTCCGAGAGGAGACTGACGACCTCATCGGGCAGAAGGTGGCACTGAGGGGACGGTTTATGGAGTGGATTTGCTTCGAGCATGAGGGCTTCGCCCAAGGCCGAGCGAGGAAATGGTGGGGAGAGTCGTCAAGCTCTATCTGCCCTGACTCGGTGGCTGAGGCTGAGCTTCTCATCTCCAAGGGAGCCATTCGGGAGCCGTTCCTGATCCTGACACAGGCCGATGGCAAGTGGCAGAGGATAATCCAGCGGAAATTCAATCAGGACAAGCCTGATCGAGTTTTCCTTGATTTTGAAGAAGAAGACGATGATTGTCCGTTCTAATTCAGGAGCTTGACAAAGTGTCGTCAATATGATAACATGGTAGTTTCGCAGGAGCTTAGGGGGTGGGCACAGACTGATGCCGCCCCCTCTCTTGCCCAATCCGCACACACAACAAACAGGAGCAGACAGAATATGCGGAATCTCATCTTAATTGCGGCACTTTTGGCACCCGTAGGAAACTACATTGACAACGGGTTCTATCTCATTCGTGCCTCCGTGGAGCCCGTAGCTCCTACACAGCAATCCATCGAAGCGGCCAACACTGTGGTCGGTATCGAGTGTTCTAACGGGCTTGGATCTGCAACCCATATCGGGAATGGCCTCTTCATCTCAGCACACCACGTCGTTGATGGCTGTGAGAATGAGCCTATCGCTATCGTTGACCACCACCTCGAGAAGTTCTACAAGGGCAAGGTTGTGGCTTTCGACGTGCCTTCGGATCTTGTATTGATCAAGGCAGACAACCCCAACAAGGTCGTCACGCCAGTGGCACGAGTCGGCTGGGATGATCCTGTCGAAGGCGAGTATGTTCACGGCGTTGGCTTCGGGGTGTCCTACAGTGACAACCGAGCGGGCTGTGAGCGGCGTCTCTGGAGCGGCATTGTGTCCGACTACACAGACAACATCGGGGGAGAGCAACCGAACTGCATCCAATCCACAAATCCAGCAATTCCTGGAGATAGTGGCGGGGCATTGTTCAACGACAGAGGGGAATTGATCGGGGTCATTCACGCGACCGATTACATCCACACCTACTCCATCAGAACCGCGTGTATTCACAAACTGCTAAGAAGGTACGAACATGCTGAGCAGAAAGAAGCGGCGACAAGCTGAAGACATCGCTGCGGCCAACTTTGACAGGGCTGGCCAGTATTACCGCACTGACGTTAACAACCACAAGCGGTTAGCGAAGGAGTGGACTAAGGACGACATCGAAGCACTCAGGGATGGCTTCGGGCAACAGTACGGAAGCATCCTTACGAGCATCCTGATCAGCATCATGATGAAGATTGCCTTCAAGCTGATCGAGAAGTGGATTCAAAACAAAATCGATGACCTTTTGGAGTAAAGAGAAATGTGGAAAAACTTAAAAGAAAACAAGAGCTTTCAATTTGTGATTGGCCTAGCTACCATCTGGTTCGGCTGGGTCTTGTACCGTGATGGGTGGCTGCACCTGTTCGCGACTGAAGGGTCTGACGGGTACGGGTCGGCAGAATGGGCCGCACTTGGGGCTACATTGCTCGCCAGTGCTGTCTCGTTCGTGCAACTGATCGGTATTTTGACGATAGGCGTCCTGAGCGGCCTTCTCCCGCACGTTGAGGAAGGTGCCCGATGGTTGGGTCGTCTTGTCAAGAGAGGCTCTGAGAAAGCCGTACAGGCTGCCAAGGACTGGAAGAACTCCGAGAAGGTTGAGGGCGAGTGGAACTGGAAACCACTGGCCGCTGCAATCCTTGCCGGCGTACTCTGGACCGGTGGCCACCTGAGCACTGCTTGGGACTGGGCTTGGGATAACATCCCAGACATCGTGGAGGTACTCCCACGGGGAGAGTCCAACGGCCGTCCTGTTCTTGACGGACGAGACGGTCGAACCGGAAATCTTGACCTTACTCCGATCGTTGATGATCGAGAAGAAATTAGAGTCGATGAAGATCGAGAGACGCCTGTACCAGACGACTCAGGAGACTGCATCGATGGAAAGAAACATCGCAAAGGCGTTTCTGACGGCAAGAGGAAACCCCTCGGTCGTCTTCGTCTATGGCGACGTTAAGAGCCGTTGTTTTGACATGCCA